TGCCGTTGCCTTCGGTGTTGAATTCGTGGTTGTGGTTGCCGGCCGGGCTCGTCATCCCGTACACGTTGTCGTTATCGCTGCCCTCCGCGCCGCGGTTGTTGGCGGCGCCCCACGTGCCCCACGGCGGGTTGTACATCTGCGGGTGCTCGCCCCACGGCGAGACGTGCTGGTGGTCGCCCACAGCGTTCGTCCAACCGTGGTGGCCGTGCCAGCCCTGCACGTCGGTCCACGCGGTGTGGACGTGGTCCGGCGCTTCGCTTGCCGCGGCGCCGTGTGCGTGCGTGTGGTTCTGGTCGCCCTGGAAGGCGCCGATTTGGCGCGTCGCGTCGACGCCGCCGCGCGCATCGGACCAGCAACGAATGAATTCGCCGCGCAGCTCGGGCAGGCGAAACGTCGTCGCGCCGTCGCCGGTCGAGAAGCAGCCCCACCGATCCTTCATCCAGTCCGCATCGGAGACGAGCGCGCCGCTCGCCTGCGCATACGCCCACAGCTCGGGATAGTCGGCACGGTTCACGAGCACGCCGTTCGCCTTGAGGAAGCCCGGCCGCACGGTCGTGCGCGGCTCGAAGACAATCTGGCCGATCGTCGTCGCCGACAGAACCGTGCGCACCCATTCCGTCGTCGCGGCGCGCGTCGATCGATCCGCCGCCGGCGGCGTCGGCACAGTCACGGGTTGCTCGAAGGCCACGAGCGACGACGAGAATCGCACGACGGCGCGCGCGTTGCAGGTCACGCCGAACTCGCCGTCGGCTGCGTGATAGAGGCCGGTATCCGGCGCGCCGTCGTTGGCGAACGTGAGCGACGGCGCGGCCGGGCTGCCTTCGGCGAGCACGAGCCGCTTGCCCGGCGCGAACGACACATCGCCGGCCAGCGTGCCGCCCTTGCTCTTGTCGAGCGGGTCGAGATTGCCTTCGTGCCACGCCATCCGCCCGTCAATGCGAAACGTGTGATCGGCGAAGATGTACTGATAGGACGATCCCGCCGGCGACCACCAACCGGTGCTGACCGGGTTCGCGTAGAGGTAGCCGTCGACCGGCCCGAGCTTGATATGCCCTTCGCTTGCCTGCCGACCGACTTCGAGGTCGCGCGCGACGTCCACGGCGCCGCCAAAGACCGTGCCCGCTCCGCTGCCGTCGACGATCACCTGCCCTGTCGACAGCGACCACGAGAACGGCCGATAGTCGTTGAAGCCGCCGTCCGGGGCCCCCTTCGGTGTCGACAGGAAATAGACGCTCCGGCCGTCGTTGCGGATGAACGCGCCGTAGCCGTCGTACACGGCGCGGAACTGCCCGCCGGCGCCGCCGGCATCGATCGCGCGTGCGGCGACGCCTTCCGATGCGTCGACGCCGCCGCGCACCTGCAGCGCGGTCTTGCCGTCGTCCGCGCGCTCGCCGATCAGCACGCGGCCGCCCGACGCGAAGCGTGCGACGCGCTTCTGCTTCGCGTCGCTCGCCGCATCGTTGTTCGTGCCGTCGTTCAGGCAAACGTCGACGTACTCGCGCCCCCACGCGCCGGCGTCGAATCCCGCGCGCAGCGTCGCGACCAGGCGCGGGCTCAGATCGGGCAGCGTCGCGTCGCCGAACGTGCCGAACAGGCGCGCCTTGCCGGCTTTGCCGACGCCGGCCGTCTTCGGCGACACGTCGAGCTGCGCGGTGCGATCGTCGACATCGGCGAAGACGCGCACGCGCCCGTCGAACGTCGCGCCCGAGAGCGCCGCGTAGCGCCGCTTCGCCGTCTTCGGCGTGATCGCGCGCGTGTCGTCGTCGCCGGCGTCCACTTCGGCCTGCGTGGCGAGCTCGACTACGCCCTTGCGCTCGGTCGTCGCCGGCGGATTCAGGAACGTCGCCGGCCCGAACTCGAGTTTGGCTGCGTCGATCGTCGCGAAAACGACATCGATCGCGAGCAGCATCATCGCCGCGGGGGATTTTTCCAGAATCGGCGCGTCCTGCACGTACACGGCGAACAGCACGCCGTTCTCGAGATACAGGCCGAACGCGTACAGCGAATACTGGTCGCTCGTGTCGTCCTGGATCACGACGTGCACCGTGTCCGGCGCGACGTTTTCGCCGCCGAACGTGGACACGCGCTTGCGCTCGTTCGGCATCGTCTTCATGCCGCGATCGAACGCGAACGGCGCGGTGCCGAGCCCGATTTCGACGACGCGGCGCGCGGCCGTGCCGGTGTTGCCGCCGGCGACCAGGGCCGCGCGGCCGGCGTCGGTAATGTGGATGACCATTCCTGCCATGTCAGATATCCGTGAGGGACAGGCGGCGATACACCGCCGCGCGTGCGCCCGCGCCGATGCGCTGCGTGCCCGTCGCGCCGAACCCCTGCGTGAACGTGTAGTGCGCGGTGCCGCGCTTGGCCCGGTCAACTTCGGCGATGATGTCGGCGACGTATTCGGCGGTTGCCGGGATGCCGTCGCGCGCGCCGACCGTCATCAAGATTTCGAACGTGCCCGGCCGGCCCTTCGGCGTCTTCTCGAACCACTCGCGCATCGCGACGTTCGCGCCGAACGACGCGCACACTTCGCGCACGGCTGCGGCCGTGCCTTTCTTGCGCGCGATCCGGATTGCCGCTTTCACGCGCGCGCGCTTCACCTGTTCGGGCCAGTAGTCCTTCCACGTCTCGACGCCGAGGTGCCACGCGAGCCACGGCAGAAACCGCAGCGGGATCGCGTCCGGGTCCATCAGCGTGCCGATGTCGACCGGGATGTCGCTGATGCGCGCGTTCGTGTCCGCGAGCCGGCGCTCAAGGGCGGTCGCGTTCGGCGGCAGCAGCGAGGTTGCCCGTCTAGTCATCCGCCACCCCGCCGTCGATCAGCTCGATTCCGGTGCAGTACGGCGCCTGCTCGTGCGTCACGGGCACGCCGCCGGCGGGCGAGTCGAGCAGCACCTTTTGCACGCCGGCGACGCGCATCGCCGCGTGCAGGCCGTCGACCGTGATTTCCATGCCGATGCGCCGCATGTCCGCCGCGAACTTCGCGGTGCGCTTGCGGGCTTCCGCGAGCGCCACGCCGCGATCCGGGCCGGAGAAGAAGCGCAGCGTCGCGCGGATCGCATACGGCACGACTTGCGCGCTCTGCACGATCACTTGGTCGGTTTGCGGGCGCACGCCTTCGAGCGCCGCGCGCACGATGTCGATGAGCGCGTCGCTCGCCGTGCCGTCGCCTTCGCGCGACAGGACCGTGACAACCATCACGCACGGCTCGGGACTGCGCGCGGACGCGGACAGCACGCGGCCGTCCGCCGCGCGTGCATGGAACACGTACGCTTCTTCGGGGCCGGCGACGGAGAAGCCGCGCGGCGCGAGCTGCACGCGCTCGCGCAGACTGTCGTCGTCCTCATAGACCGCATCGATACCGTGCTCCGGATCGGCCGCCGTGACCACGAGCCGCTCGACATCGAACAGCGCCGCGATGTGGTCGAGCGTCGTGCCGCGCGCGTAGGCGAGCAGCAGGCCGCGCGCCTTGTCGTTGATGAGCTGCCTCAGCAGGACTTCGCGATAGGCGTTCTCCTGAAGGACGCGCGTCACGGGCTCGGATTCGAGCGCGAGCGTCGCGGCGATTTCCGCCTGGTGCTCGGGCGGATACAGCGACACGAGGCGCGCCTTGCGCTCGGCGAACAGCGTCTCGAAGTCGAGCGGGTCGACGATGTCCGGCGCGGGGAGCTGCGAAAGATCGATGGGCGTGCTTCTCATGCTGTTCCTCTGTTCGTCATCGGCACGCGCAGCGAGACGAGCTCGTCGCGCTCGTCGGTCCAGCCTTCGATGTCGACGAACTGCCGGCCGGCGAAAGCATCGGCGGCGGCCGCCGAAATCTGAACGCGCGTGACGGTCAAGCGCGGTTCCCACCGCATGAGCGCGGTCGCGATCGCCGCATACAGGCGAATCCGGGTTGCGCCGTTGGCGGGCGCGTCGATGAGGTCGGGCAGTTCCGAGCCGAACGTGCGGCGCTGGATGCACGAGCCAAGCGGCGTCGAGACGATGCGGCCGATGGACTGCGCGAGGTGATCGAGGCCGGACATCGAGCGGCCCGTCTCTGCGTTCATGCCCCTCATAGCGGCGGGCTCACTTCGGCCGATTCGCCGCGCGCCTGATGCGTATGGAAGGGCAAGCTCTTGCCCATCGAGCGCACTTCGCCCGTGAAATCGGCCGCACCGTCGATGCGCATGACGTGGCCGCCGCCGGCGCTGCCCGAGCCCGTCATGCCGGACTTGAACACGAGCGGCCCTTTCACGAGCAACGCGCCCGTGCAGGTGGTCTGTTCAGCGTCGAACGTGACCGACGCGGCTTTCACGGTCGCCGATTCCGTCTCGACCGTGACCGACACGGGCGCGATGAGGCGCACCGTCGCGCCGGCGGGCAGTTCGGCCGTGAGCGCATGCGCGTCGTGGTCGTAGCTCACGCGCGCGCCGTCCGCGTAGACGCGGGTGTGGGTGTTCGGCAGGTGGTCCGGTGCGGGGAACGCGTCGGAGAACACGCCGCGCAGCGCGACGCCTTGCGCAAGGTCGCCCATCGCGCCGAGCACGACGACTTGCTCGCCCTTCGTCGGCGGCAGCCATTCGCGCGTCGCGCCGGCCGAGGGCGTGAGCCAGGGAATCCAGTTCGTTTGCAGGCCGTCGTCGTCCGATTCGCCGATCGCCACGCGGCAAAGCGCCGCCTTGTGGTCGACATCGAGAATCGAGCCTTTGCGCACAGCGTTGCGTGCTTGCCGTTGAATTTCGTTCGCATCCATACCGGCAATGGTGCCGGTCGCCCGCGCGTGGCGCGAGCACTCGCCTTTGTCGTGCCGCCGGGTACAGCGCACTCGTGATCCGCGCAGTGAAACGTGCGTCGACAATGGCCGCTCGACACACGCAACAGTGCGGGCGGCTCGTGCCGCGCGCGCATTTCCACTCTCGCAACACGATGACGATTCACGCTACCGACGCCGCGCCCGCGGCCGATCTTTCCTCGCTACTCGACCGACTTCACGCAATGGATGCGCTCACGCTCGCGCGCATGCTGCCCGACGCGTCAATCGACATGGTGTTCACCGATCCGCCGTATTCGTCGGGCGGACTGCACACGTCGGCGCGCTCGCGGCCGCCGAGCACGAAGTACATCAATAGCGACACGAAGACTGTCTATACCGACTTCGAGAGCGACAACATGGACCAGCGCGCGTGGGCGTTCTGGTGTCACGCCTGGCTGAGCGAATGCCGCCGCGCGTTGAAGCCGGGCGGGCTGCTCGTGAGCTTCATCGACTGGCGTCAGCTCCCGACGCTGACCGATGTCGTGCAGGCGGCCGGTTTGATCCTGCGCGGCGTCGCGGTATGGGACAAGACGCCCGGCCGCACGCGGCCGCGGCGCGGCGGCTTCGCGCAGCAGGCGGAATTCGTCGTATGGGCGAGCCGCGGCGCGATGCGCGACTGCGAGGTGTATCTGCCGGGCGTGTTCCCGTGCCGCTTGCCGTTGCCGAAGCAACACGTGACCGAGAAGCCGCTCGACATAGCGCGCGAGGTCGTGCGGCTCGTGCCGGCCGGCGGCGTCGTGTGCGATCTGTTCGCCGGATCCGGCACGTTTCTCGTCGCGGCGCGCGAGGCGGGGTTGCACTGGATCGGATGTGAGACGAACCAGGCGTATCACGCGATCGCATCTCGGCGTTTGGGTGCATCAATCGATTCAGCGTTTCAAGTAGCATAACGGCAGATCGCACTTTCATTTCATCACCGCATACCGTAACTCACGCGATAGGTGTAGCTGCTTGCATTCGAAACTGGCCTTGCTTGCAATCGACGCAAGTTTCTTGCTCAAAATAACTGCAACTGGCGGAGCGCGCGTGCTCGGAATAACTGCAAATGTGCCTGCGTTCGACGGCCCCGACTTGCATTCCATCGCGGCTTGCTAGCATTGTCGGCAACTGGCGGCAGGTAGATCGGCAGCCCGGCCAGATTCGGCTGGAGACGCTTCGCATGGGCGACTTGAAGCTAAACGATCAGGCTACCCGGCAACCCGCGATCGGCACTATCCCGCTGCCAGCCGCAGTTGGCGCAGCAGATGTCGTACGTACCGAGTCCTTCTTGACTGCACCTCGGGCAACGCCCTTCTTTGATGCACTCGCATTCCTCAAACCGGGTGTTTGGGTTAATTGACTTGATCACTCCCCAACCATTACATTCGCGACAGTATCCTAGATAGGTCTTCTCAAATTCGGTCTGGTTCATGACGTTTCTTCGAAGCGTTAGCGGTTGTGTGCGTAAACTCTATGGTTGGCGGAATTGCCGAACCTCCAGCATGTAGACTTCACCCTTTTCCAAGTACAGGGTCACGTTAAGTTTCGGGTAATCCATAATTTTTTTTACATCGTCGATCCGAGCCGTTCCTGGTTTACCGAGGATTTCAATAACGCTTTTTTCGGACGTTCCGTTCCATACGTCGAGAATGCTGCGACAATGACGAGTGCTTGCGTAGCAGCTGACACTAATCACTTTCCCATTATCCTTATCGAATCCGACATCAATTCTTGGCGGACCATCGTATGACCATGATTGGTAGTCTCCAACTTTTTTGCCATCGGGGAGTTTATCGGTGGGAATCAGCAAGGAAACCTGGTCCCACCAATTTTTTCCGAAAGGGTTTCCGGGAGCAATGACGTTCGACGGTCTACCCAGCACATACGTGACCTCGTCCTTATTCATTCCAAGCGAGACGCCGTAATACGAGGTCTGAGGGACAGGACGATTAGTGTATGCTCGGTATGCCCAAAGAGCCGATGCGCCAGCAAGAGGGACGATCAATAATCCTGCCAAGAGCCTTCTCAAGAGTTGCTTCCAGTTCCACCTATCCTGCGTCCATCGATAGAGAAGTAGCAGGCTAGCGGCGAGAGTGGATAGAAAGATACCCAGCCCAATTGACATCATGATTTCCTCACACGCGACGGCTGAACAATCAGATTAACAGTAAGCGACCCGCGGGGCATCCCACGCTCAACGCTTTTCCCGTCTCTGTATGGCTTGCCGCCAAGTTAACTACGTTGCCGTCGTCATGGATAGGCGGTTCACAATGAATCGCTCGTCCGGCAATTCAGGAGACTCATCCCTTTGGGTCGCGAATGAAACCATCTCCGTCGAGTAGTTCCGCATTAACCTCTTCGGCAGACTCCTCGATCACGACTGGCCTTGGCTCGCCGCCGAGTCCCTCGATCGCCTCACGAGTTCCACGCTTAGGCGGGAACTTGTACTCGCAAGTGTAAATATTGAAAACCTTGAAGCGATAGACTGTCGCGCTTGGCATGACTTTCCCCTCCTTATCACTGCAGCATTGCATGAATTCACAGCATCGCGACCAACGGTGGTTAGCCGTCTAGCAAACGAAGGTTTGATGGATGCCGGATGAACAGGATCGGGATACCTACCGGAGTCGCGTACAAGGTGTCCAGAAGCAGCCCTCATCTTTCGGCGTTATAGGTCAGATCAAGCAAATAATCCCAACTTCCTGCAGTCGAATTCAGGGGGCAGAATGAATAACGTAAGTCGACGACGATGAAATCGTAATGGTCGGCGAATGCAAGCAAGGTTAGAGGCCGTAACCATGCGCCCTTAATTCCAGTCTCTCAACAAATGGCCGATGTGAGCGGCTCATCGGTTCAGATAGCGTAACAATCGATCGCGCACGAGCTCGCGATCGGCATCCGAGAAACCGAGCACGACACGAACCGGATACTGCGCGAGCGGCCCGCCCGGCTCGACGGGCGCCTTCTGGCCCTCCTGGTGGACACGTGCGATGCGCGACAGTCGTTCGTCGAAGCCGATCGCCAGCCCCGTATTGTCGACATCGATGCGCAGATAGCGCGCGGTGCGCAGCTTCCGGAACATCGCCTCGCGCTTGACGCGACCGGCCTTCTCGCGCAAGCGCTTGCCGCCCGCCTTCACCTTC